GCATGGGCCATAAGAAGCAGCCGCACCGGGGTGACAGCACGGGTGCAGGCCGCACTGCGGTTGCGGAGCATCACGTGGGTCATGTGATGAAGCAGGAGCACAGCAGCCACAATGCCGTGACCCATGAGCCATTGACAGCCCACGTGTTCAGGAACCCAATGGGTGGTGACAGTCATGGATACGGCCATTCATCTTATCAGCGCCATGGCTTTCATAGGCATAGTGGTCATCCCGGCGGACATCGCATAGGGCATAGGAGCAAATAGCCATGCCTCATAAATCCCATGAAGTGCACATAAAGGAACAGGGTAAGGATTGTCTTGCTAACAACGACTGTTACGTGCCGCATCACCCTGAACCCGGCCATGGCGATAACCCGCATTGCAGTCAGCACAAGCCAAGCCCTGATTGCACCTATGACAAGAGTGGCCAGCTTGAGCACAAATGCTTTGGTGAGGCTGACAGTTTCCGCCACATGCACCATGCTCATATCAACAGCGGTACTCATAGCTTCCATGGTGCCAGCAAAATAGGGCATTTGCGCAATTCAGGTCATAAAGGTGCGCATAGGGTAGGAAAACGCTGATGTCCACTCTTTACATTACGGAGTACCAGACTGCTGCCTCTGACCAGGGCCGTGCGCTGCCGTTAGGCCATGGTTACCCATTGGCCAATCAGATCGTAGGTGTTACTGGCGTTTCATTGCAATCAGCACCATTCACTGGACGTACACATTTCATCAGGCTTCATAATGACAGCGGAAGTCCATGTTCTATCCTTGTGGGTACGCAGCCGGGTGTTGGACCGCCAGCGGCACAAAACCCCATAGCTACGCCCAGTTGTGCACGTATGGCGCAAAACCAAACGGAATATATGGGTGTTGACCCCGGTATGTTAGTGGCTGTTATCGCAAACGTCTGAGGTTTTATCATGCCAATCCCGCTTGCACCGAATACCACACCGGCTGATGCTAGTGGGGCCTTTGCCCTTCTTGAGATCATCGGTGATGAGAGCAAATTCAAGAAACGATTAAAGGAACTTCAGGATCAAGCCAAGTCCATTGAGCAAATGATTGAGAACTCTAAGAAGCTTGATGTTGAAAGTAAGAACCGCTTAAAGGAAGTTGAAAAGCTCAATGAGCGACTTGAATTGCGTGAGGCTCAGCTAAAAACCCGTGAAGATGGTTTAGGCAAGGCCCGGCACGATACGTTGGAGTTGCAGGAATCACTTAATGCCAGGCAAGCCAAGTTTGATGAGGAGAATGACAAACGGGTTAAGGCTAAGGAAGCCAGCCTGAACGTCAGGGCCGCTGAACTTACTGAAAAAGAAAAGATAGTGACTGCGGCAATGCGTGACCTTCAGGAGAAACTGGCTGCACACGACATGTTTGTGGCCACTAAAAGCCGTGAAATTACAGGGTTTGCAGAAAACTTAGCCAAACGTGAAGAACTGCTTAAGCAGGGTTTGGCCGACTTGGAGGCGGGAAAGACTGCGTTACAAGCCAAAATGAGTAAAGTGGATGAATTGCGCAAAGCAATTCAAAATGCAGCATAGCTAAAGGAGAGATTAATGGCTAACTATGAAGCAATGCTTCTGCAAGCAACGGTGTCCACCACCTATAAAAGCGCTGGTGTGCTCGCGGCTGCTGGCAGGCGTGCAATGGTGTATGAAATTGAATTTGGTCAGTCAGGCGTTCCGGTCTCCAACGACGTGCAGTGCCAATGGGACGTATCACGTACCGCAAGCACAGCTACCTTAGTTGCTGCTGGCGGCGCGGTTGCGGCCAACTTGCTTGATCAGGCTGATGTGACGGCAACCACTCTGTTTTATCCAAACATCACGACTGAGCCAACCACCATCACTACTGCTGGCTTAGGCTTGAATCTTAAGAACTGGGCCATCAACCAGCGCGGTTCTTACCGTTGGCGTGCATTGGATGATGGTGACAACCTCATCATTGCCGCAACTGCATCCCAAGGCTTGGCAGTTCGTGTACTTAGCCAAAGCTTTGCCAGCACAGCGGTTGGAAATATCTCCTTCATCGAACGGTAAACCGTCATGAAGCGGCTGCGGTTTGAGCCGGGCGGCGTCGGTGAGTACCGTAATGAGTATGGGTTGCTGACGGAAGTGTACAGCAGCACCTGTGCGCATTGCCAACGCATGACTGAATTCCCGTCAAAACGCAGGATGATGGAGTTTGTTGAAATCTGCCGTGGCTGCATGCGGCTGATTTGCCTTGAGTGTCATGGTAAGCCGTGTAGAACCTATGAACAGATGGTTGACGAAAAGGAAACTCATGATGAGTTGCAGCGGCGGCTCATCAGAGATGGGTGGAGGTGCTATTGACGTGCGCAACGTGTAAAAAATGGTTCCTGCGCCGTGAAACGCACTATGCTGGTAACGGTGAGGTAATCATCAACTGGTCAGACCCTGAAGGGAAGGGCAAGTGCACCGTGCTTAATATACTGACCGCCCCGGAATTCGGCTGCAATCAGTATGAGCAAGGTGAGCCTATTGTAGAAGTAGCTCATAAACCAGGCGAGCCTTGGCATCATTGGGTGCTTGGGCCATGCCCAACTTGCAAGGGCAATGGTGTTGCTGCCGGTGTTGGCATAGATAGAGATTGTTGTGGTACCGGTTTGGTTCAATATTATGATGATGGGTATATTGGTGAAAACCGCACCAAGATGCACCCAAAAGAGAAAGTTCACGGTAAGCGTGGTGATCTACCAGTACCAGTTTGCTTTAATTGCGTGAAGCCTATTGATCCGGTTTGGAAACTTTGCCCATTCTGCGGCACCCAATTGCAAGCACGTGAGAAAAATATGGAAAGCGAAGTTCACCCTTTATGAAATCAAAACAATTCTGGGAATGGTTTGAGGGTCACGTGGCCCCGCGTGTGAATGGCCATCCTAGGCTGCACCGCGCCGGTACCTTTAGACAGATGTTTCAGCACCTTGATAAAGCTGCTGACCCTGTTTGCATTATTGAAACTGGCTGCATTGAAGACCCTGAAAATTGGGCGGGCAATGGCTGCTCAACATTGATCTTTGACAAGTATGTAGCGCTGAATGGGGGCAGGCTTTATTCAGTTGATATTATCCCTGAAAAGGTAAAATTGGCGCAGTCTCTTGTCAGTGAGAATACCACAGTAACATGCGCTGACAGTGTTGCATATTTGGGCACCCTTAAGGTCAACCCTGATTTGGTTTATTTGGATGCAAGTCACCTGTATTGGCACAAGGTGACCCCGGCACAGGTTCATCATTATAACGAATTTATGGCAATACTGCCGCAGCTTCGCCCCAGCACACTGTTGGTGGTTGATGACAGCCCGGCTATCGTTGATGAAGGAATGAAGTTCACCATTATGGGAAAGGGTGGTTTGGTCAGTACTTATGCCAATGAAGTTGGTGCTGAGATGGTATTCAGTGAATATCAAACCGGCTGGGTTGGATTCCCTGGAATCACTAGGAATGAATTTGAGGATGATGATATTGAATTGATCCTCAGCAAAGGTAGGGAACAAGTTGAGGCTGGGAAATGGCCGCAGGCTTATAATTGCTATCGCACTGTCTTGATGAAATTACCGCCGCCATGGAATGGGCGGCAGCGGGTCATGTACGGCGAAGCTTGCGCGTTCTTTGCCCGGTTGGCCACACAATCTGAGCGTCTTGGCACGGCTTATGATTGGTATGAGCGGGCGCTGAAGGCAGACCCAAGGGCTACCGATTACCGCATTGAACTGGTCAACAAGAGCATGGCCCTGCTGGGCATTAACGAAGGGGCCAAAGAGCAGGCTGAGAGGTGCACCAAAATATCACCTGAAGACCCTATGGCGTGGCGCACGCTGGCCCTGTCATATGACAGGCTTGGCAACCTGAAGCAGAGTTTAAACGCGCATAATAAGCAGGTGCAATTCAGCAACAGATCATCCATGGCCTTGCTTGATAAGGTAGCAACGCTGATTGATCTTGAACAATATGACGTAGCTGAGAGCATCTCTGATGAAGTGATTATGCGCAATGAGCCGGTATACAAGGCGGACGCATTTCACTGTAAGGCAATGATCAAGGCGCGGTGTGATGAGCATGAGGAGGCAATCATCTACTTTGAAAGGGCTCTAAGTGGTGGGTGTCTGAATGGCACTTTGGTACATTTTCACTTGGCGCTATCGCTATTTTCAATTGGCCGTTATAAGGAAGGTTTTGCCCATCAATCTCATGGCCGCCTGAACCGTACTGACCCCAACCTCTTTGTGCCAATGCAGCGGTTTGACCGGCCAATGTTTGCCATGCAGGAACCTCCAGCCTTGGTGCATGTGCATACGGAATCAGGTGCTGGTGACAACTTTGCGCTATGGCGCTTTCTGCCGCTTCTTAAACAGCGGGGTTATGCTGTCAGGTATGAAGCTGGCGATGATTTTTTCAAGCTGGCAAAGGACAGTCTAACTGATATTGAGGTGGTGCCCGCCGCCCTTGATTACCCTGGCGGGGTTGGCCTCAAAGGGTTTGATTATCACCTGCCTATTGGTGAATTGCCGCATGTCTTTGGTACTAACATTGACACGGTGCCATGGCATGGTCGGTATATCAAATCGGACCCAACCCTGGCTCAGAAGTACAAGGGCGCACCAAAGGTTGGCATAGCGTGGTCATCTGGCATCCGTGAGCAACTAGGACCTTGGGTGAAGCGTTACGGTCAGCTTAAATCCGTAAGCTTTGAGCTAATCAGGCCAATCATTGAAACCCTGCCCATGCTCAGCTTCGTATCTCTTCAGGTTGGGTCGCCTAGAGCTGAAAATGACATTATTGTTGACTTGTTGCCTGAAGAACCAAGTTGGGCTGATACTGCCGCGTTGATTGAGAATCTTGATTTGGTCATTACGCCTGATACCGGTCTAGCCCATCTGGCCGGGGCCATGGGTAAACCTACATGGTTGATGATGCACGCGCACAATCAGGGATGGCACTTCATGTGTGAGCGCCCCAGTGCATCATGGAATGAGCGGTCGCCATGGTACCCATCAATGCGCATCTTTAGGCAGAAGCGTGGTGATGATTGGACTAACGTAGTTGGAGAAATAGCTATGGAATTGCGCAACGGTAAGATAAGGGAGGCTGCATAAATGGCTGGCGGACCGCTTTTACCATCGTCAATCTATGTTGGCGGAGCATCCGGTAACTTATCGGTTAACTTCTATATTGGCACCACAGCAAGTGGCACCGGTGCCGTTGCATCCTACAGCGCCTTTGAAGGGGTAAGTGTTATTGCCTCGTTGACTGCTGACGCACTTGCGGTACTGCAATTTAATGCGCCAGAAGTAATACCAAGTGGCGTTTGCAAGCTGCGGCTTCTGGCGCAGGCCAATGCTGTTACCGGTATTGCCAAGCTTGATATTATCGACGGTGTTACATCAGCGGGTACCGCTATTGGAGCGTCTAATTTTACCACTGAAGCAGGAAGCCCAACCATTACCACCCCTAATTGGGCAAGTGTAGATACCCTGTTTGAGTACAAGGTCAACCTGACTAATGCGCCTACAGCCAATCAAATCCTAACAGTGATATTGGCATACCGGACATCAGGCTGGACGCTTGCACAATCAAGCGTTTGGCAACCATCACTGGTATGGGAGTGAGTTATGGCAACACTTACACCGCAACAACTTGCTGAAACCAGCGCCTTTTGGGTCAATAAATGGTTTGTATTAGCTAACGCTACGGCCAATCTTGCTACAACCGATTTAACTGCGGCAATCTCAGCGATTGATAGTGCCTTCGATACGACGCTCAATGCGGCAGTGGCTGCTGGTCATGGGCCGCAAACGGTAGCACAGGCATTGAACTCGGTAATTCCCGCACCTGCATCAAGCTTGAGCACCCAGCAGAAGGCAGAACTGGTTACGTTTGCAATCATGAAGCGCTATGGACTGCTGTAATGGCGCGGTCCTTTAATGGCACTACAGACGGTGCCTCTGACGGCACCGGTAATAATTTAAGTCCGTCAACGGCAATATCTGTATCAGTTTGGGTTCTCTTTAGTGCATTTCAGAATTTTTCAGGCGTTTTTGGTCAAACTCGTTTTGCTATTGGTGGGTGGGGGATTGGTACGTGGACTTCCCCCAACAATACACTCGCTGTGATGTTTAATAATCAACTTCAACTTCCTATTTCTGGCGCCCCGGCAATGTCAACAGGTACTTGGTATCATGCAGTCTCAACCTACGATCAGACTGCATGGAAAACCTATCTCAATGGTACACTTCTTAGTAATATCAATGAGGTTGCAAATCCTTGGTCACCACTGGTTACTAATACGGGGAAAAATATTGGGAATCTGGCTGGATGGGGGGTAATGGCTGGGAGTGTTGCGGAGTGTACTGTCTGGAGCGACATAACTTTAACACAGCTGGAAGTAACTGCCCTGGCGAACGGTGCGCGTCCCAGTATGATCAGGCCAAAGTCATTGCGTTTCTGGTATCCACTTGACGGACTTCAGTCGCCAGAACCTGAGATTAGTGGTGCAGGGTTTAGTACAACGGGAATGACTTTAACCGGCACCAACCCCGCCTTCGGCCCGCCCATCATGCAGTTCACGCCAAGGTGGCCACAGTTTATAGCTCCGCCACCAGTAATACCGACAAGAATTGCGCCCCCGGGTTTTGCTTGGGCTGAATGGTAAACAAGGGTATTAAATGGCGCGGAATGTTAATGGTAGCGTCACCACTACTGAGCAGATACTTTCATCTTTAACGACAGCGCCGGTACAGCGCAGTTTCTTTATTCGGTTTTATCAGAACGGTGCTGGCGGCGCTGGCTTCGGCACATTGTTTGGCACCGGTAACGGCACTTCCAGTGGAACAGAAATATTCACAAATGGCACAGCAAACCATCAACTTCAGGTTTATTTCAGCACTACGCAAGGTGAGTGGCAATGGGCTATTCCGTCGCAAAATGTGTGGCATACGCTTGGGCTGAATTACGACAATAGTTCAGTTTCAAATGATCCAGTTGTTTACATCGATGGGGTTTCTGTTTCTGTAACAAATACATTACGTCCGGTTGGCACACTTGTCGCTGCAAGCCCTGCAAATCTTACTATCGGTAACCTTCCCAACAATGGGGTGGCATGGGATGGAAATGTTGCCGATGCAGCGGTGTGGGACGGCGTGCTTTTGACAGCTACGGAACATGCCGCGCTGGGTAGGGGGGCGAGACCGTACCAGATTAGAAAAGGTAGCCTAAAAGGCTGGTGGCCGCTTGATGGATTCAGTTCCCCTGAGCCAGACCTATCCGGTAACGCCAATAATGGCACCCTAACCGGAACCACGCGCGTCTTTGGCCCGCCCATGATGGCCTTCACGCCAAGGTGGCCGCAATTTATTATGCCACCAGTAACACCGGTAGTAATTGCATCCTCTGGATATGTGGAACTTGATTGGTGAAGAGCCTTGTTGCTGGCATCATAGACCGCAAAGGCGGCCTGCGCATTGTTGTCACTGATGGCGATTTGAATTGTCATATTGGCCCTGGTGAGCGGACCTATGTGTTGCCCTTCAAAGTTCAGGAACCAATCCCATTTGAAGATATCCCAAAATTGGTTGCCAAGGTAGAACAGTATGTTCTTCAGCAAACTGCTGCAAATGGCACTTGTAGTCTTACTCACTAGCTCAACGTCACCTTGGACTGTGCCCGGTGACTTTAAGGCTGCTGGGCACACCGTGACCTTGATAGGGTCAGGCGGCAATGGCGGTGTTGGGACTTCAGGTGCTTCAGGAACCGCAGGTGGTGGCGGTGGTGGCGGTGCTTGTACGCAGTTGGTCTATTCATCCGGCACCATGACGCCTAACAGCACCACGGTGCCGTTCCTGATCAATGCCGGTAACTCAGCTAACGCTACCCAATGGCAATCCTCAGCGGCAGGTAGCGGTGCCTATTATGAGGCGCTTTCAGGTGGTGCTGGGGCGTCTGCGGGTACGGCAGGCACTGCGGGCGGTGCAACCACAACTGTTGGCACGCCGACCATTACCTATACGCCAACCAACCATACGGGTGGGGCTGGTGGGACCGGTGCTGGGGCCAATACACATGGTGCTGGTGGCGGTGGCGGTTCAGGCGGTCCAGCCGCCAATGGCGGGGCTGGAGGTTCACCAACCGGCACTGGTGGCGGTGGCGGTGGTGGTGGCGGTGCAGCCAATACTGGTGGCAGCCCATCTACGGCAACAGGCGGTACTGGCGGTAACGGTTCAAGCGGTACTGGCGGCCCTGGTGGTGCGACTGGTACGGCTGGAACTGGAAGCTCAGGCGGTGGTGGCGGTAATGGTACGGCTACAGCGGGCACGGCCTCTACTGGCGGTTTGGGTGGTTCAGGCACTGATTTCACGGCAACAGCAGGATGTGGTGGTGGTGGCGGTGGCTCAGGCCGGAATACTAATACTGCCAGCGGTACCCCAAATAGCATTGGGGGCAACGGCGGCACTTTTGGCGGCGGCGGCGGTGGCAGCGCAAATACAGGAAGGGGAACCGGCACCAACACTGCTGGCAGCGGTCAGGCTGGCGTTATTGCTATTGTTTATTCAAGCACTGCGGTTGGTTATGAGCAGCAGGGTTGTGATGAAGCTCAGCCGTTGATCCGCCGTCCACTGGGCCGTCAAGCTGGTGCTGGCATCAGGCAACGCAATGCCTTTAGGTTCTTTGGTTTCATACCTAGCGGCTTTGATCAAACGGGGCCTCAAGACCGGCACCCAACGCCTGAACGCCGTGCTGCTGGTATCATGCGGGGTGACGATGGCACTGAAGCCGTTTATGTCTTTGTGCCCCCAGGAGTTTCCATATTCTTTGACGTTCAAGATGCCAGTGATAACCCATTAACCAAATGGTACAACCCGCGCAGTCAGTATTTTGCTGGGGTGACACGCGGTGATGATGGCATAGAGTGGCCATTCATCAATTGGTTCAAACAGGGTTGGGATCAATACACTAGTCAACCCCGCCGCCCACGTCCTACCGCCTCAGCATTAAGGCACCGACCTGGCTTCACTTGGTTTGCGTGGACCAATTTTGGCTTTGAACAATCCTATTCACAGCCAGTATACCGTTGGCACAAGTCACCTGATATTGGTGACCCAGGCAATGAAAATGTCTTTACAGTCGTAGCACCAACAGCGGTTGCTTGGCCCTTTGAACAATTTACTGCACCATTTAAACGGGCACCCAAGCCAGGCACATTTGATGTTGGCGATGTAAGCGGCATAGATAGACCATTTACCCAATGGATAAATCAGGGTTATGAACAATCTTATTCACAACCCTTACACCGGTGGTTCAAGTCACCTGATGTTGGTAACCCGTTTATTCAAAGCCAGTTTGTACAATGGCGCAACGCCGGTTGGGAAGTTCAACCGCTTCAACCTAAGAAGTCACCATTTACCAGGCCCAGCATTCTTGAGGTTGGCAGCCCAGGTATAGATAGACCATTTACCCAATGGATAAATCAGGGTTGGGCGCAAGTAGAAGCACTGGTACGCTATCAACGGCTCAAGTCACCTGATATTGGTGACCCAGGCAATGAAAATGTTTTTGTTGGCGTACCACCCCCAACAGCGTTTTGGGGTTGGGATCTACAAAAAGACCTTTACGCCAGACGCAAAGTTACTGCCTCAGCGTTGAAGGGACGTTCTGAATTTGGTTTCTTTGATCCCTGGATCAATCAAATTTATGAGCAGGTTTATACACAACCGCTTCATCGTTGGTACAAATCACCTGACATAGGTGATGGCGGTATTGAGAACGTCTTTAGTTTTGTACCGACAACGGCTGTAATTTACGGTTGGGATCAGGTTTATACCCAACCATTGCACAAGTTCTTCAAGGCTGGTGCCGTTAAAGGCAAAACTGAAGCGGCATTCTTCCCACCGTGGGTTAATTACGGTTACGAGCAAGTTTACACTCAGCCGTTACACCGCTGGTTCAAATCACCAGATGCGGGCGATGCGGGCATACAAGCACCATATGTGTTTGTGCCTCCGGGCTTTGTGCCATGGGCATGGGACCCGCAACCGTGGCAACCACGTTATAAGTGGAATAAAGCACCTGAATTTGGTGATCAGGGAACTCAATTCACCTATATCAACTGGCGCAATTTTGGCTTTGAGCAGGGGGCATCACAAGACCGGCACCGTTGGTTTAAGTCACCTGATATAGGTGATAGCGGTATTGAAAGCCCATTTACTTTTTGGCGGAATGCTGGCTGGGAACAGGTCTATAGCCAGCCTCTGCACCGTTTATTCAAATCACCTGATATAGGTGACTTAGGCATTGAAAATGTTTTTGTGCCGCCTGCTACTGCGCCTCCATGGGGGTTTGCCTTCCAAGAGGCGCTGCGTAGAAAACTAAACCTTGGCCCTGGTATAGAAGGGCTAAGTCAGTTTGCTGTCTTCCCGTCATGGACCAATTTTGGGTTTGAACAAGCTTATGCTCACCTGCCGCACCACTTCTTCAAATCACCTGACATAGGTGATGGCGGTATTGAGAACGTCTTTAGTTTTGTACCGCCAACGGCTGTAATTTACGGTTGGGATCAGGTTTATACCCAACCATTGCACAAGTTCTTCAAGGCTGGTGCCGTTAAAGGCAAAACTGAAGCGGCATTCTTCCCACCGTGGGTTAATTACGGTTGGCCGCAGGTAGAAACGCTAACCCGTCATCGTTGGTACAAGTCACCTGATGTTGGTGACCTAGGTATTGCCTCACCTTATGTGCAATGGCGCAATATTTGGCAGCAGACTGAGGCGCTGACACGTTACCGTTGGCTGCACGCGCCTGAAATTGGTGATCAAGGTATTGAATCCCCGCTCATCAACTGGTTCAACCAGGGTTGGGATCAATATACCAGTCAACCAGTTCACCGTTGGTTCAAGTCACCAGATGTGGGTGACGCGGGCAACGAGGCTGTGTTTGTTTTCATACCGCCACCGGCAGTAATCTCAGGTTGGGATCTACAGAAGGATCTTTATGCTAGACCCAAGCGTACAATGTCGGCCCTCAAAGGGCGCTCTGAGTTTGCCTTCTTTGACCCCTGGGTCAACCTTGGCAGTGAACAAACTTATGCTCACCTGCCGCAACGCTTCTTCAAGTCACCTGAATTTGGTGACAGCGGCATTGAGCGGCCTTTCATACCGCCTACCCCGCCTGCGGTGTGGTGGGATATGCAGGCGTGGCAACCACGTCATAAATGGTATGCAGCACCTGAGTATGGCGACCAGGGAATTGAATTCCCATTCATTTACTGGCGCAATTTTGGTTGGGAAATTCAGCCGCCGCAACCGCCATCAGCCGCGCTCATCCATGGCCGCATGGCTGGTGGCCTTATGCGGGGTGATGACGGTAACCAAGCCACATATATTTTCTGGTTGCCGGTTGGTTGGGAAGTTCAGCCGCCGCAACCGCCATCTTCATCACTCATCCACGCCCGTGCTGGTGCAATCATGCGCGGTGATGATGGTACTGAAGCGGTCTACATCTTTGTGCCACCGCCAGTAGTGACAGGCTTATTCATGCCAGGCCTCTTTGGTGCTACTACGCATGTTGGCCGCGCTGGTTATACACCAGAGCCAAATCCCTAATGGTTTTCCGCGTAGAACCATTTTTAATTGGGCTTGTTGTAACGCCTGGTATGCTTATGGCACACCCTATCAATACCCAAACAGCTTCTTACACCCTGCAATCCTCTGACTGTTCTGAACCTGAAACTTTTGTGCTGATGAACGTGGCCAGTGCCAATACGGTGACAGTTAACACAGGTGTATTTTCTGCTGGGTGTCTTATCAATGTTATTCAGATAGGTGCAGGGCAAACGACTATTGTTGCAGGTGGTGGCGTCACGCTCAACTCAGCAGGCGGCGCATTGGCCATTGGTGGTCAGTATCAAGGCTGCACTATTCTTATGACCAGCGGTAGTGCAGGCGTAGTAACGGGGTCATTGGCATGATTAGAGTTTTTCTGGCGCTCATATTGGCGTGCTTTGGCTTATCAGCCGATGCACAGATGGTGCCGTTCCCGCCGCTGTTTAGGGTATTTACCCCGCTGCATCTCTATTACATCGCGGCTAGCGGCTGTAACGATGCCAATGCTGGGACTAGTCCGGGGTCGCCATGGTGTACGCCAAACCATAGTGTTGTTTGCGGTGACGTTATCATTGCAGCGGCTGGGGATTATTCAACGACAATAAATAGTGCATTTCCTTTTGGAACCGTGTCAAGTTGCCCATCCGTCAGCGGCGGTATTGATGGGACTGGCGGAATTTATTTTGCAACCGTGTTGTGCGGCGGTACTGACGTAACGGCTTGCCACGCGACTTTCACCAGCACCGGTTATGCCATTGACGTTGCCGCCAGCAATTGGGCGGTCGAGGGTTTTCAGCTTACCGGCAATAGCGGTAAGGGTGCATTCCACGTCAATGGAGTATCGACTAGATATCATCACATCGCTTTCATCAATGATGTCGCGTTTAATGTCGGTATCGGATTTGTTGCAGAAGATGACGGGGTAAATCATTCCGTTCCCGGCACGATCGCCTACGATTACGTCGCCTACATTGGCAATATCGCGCAAAACGCTGAGCAAAATACGGTCTGCACCGCAGCCATGGTCATGGTGGCCCCGTCTTTCATCGATACCAACCCTGGCACTCATTTCCTGATGTATGGCAACTTCTCATACAATCATCCAAGTAATGGATGCAGTAGTGATGAAGAAGCCTTCATGTTTGATACGTTCGACGCCCATGGCGTCACCAACCAAGCCGTGATGCTCAATAATATCGGTTGGAGCGCCTATCGGTTTGGCATGCATAATTTCGTACAGAGCAACAATTCGGTTGCCGGTTTGCATGTTTATATCGAGAACAACACACTGGTGCACAACAATGTGTTGAATGGCGGCGCTTTCGGCGACTTGAATATCCAGGTCAATTCCAATACCGGAATTGCCCCGACCTTTCTGGGTATCAAGAATATTGGACAAACTACGGTTTCAACAGGATGCGGTTGGAATGTTGGCGGAACGGATAGCACTACCATCGCCAATATCACTGTCGGTCAAACCGGCAGTGAAAATATCCTATTTGCCAGCGGTGGCGGCACTGCCGAGTGCCCCAATCAGGGGTTCGTATTTGGTCCAAATTTCCAGACTGATCCGCTTTTTGCCAATCTTACCGACCTGATAACAAATAGATCGGGGGCACCCAGTTGTGGCGGATTTGTCACTACTACCGCCTGTATGGGATGGAATACGCAGACCCGTGCGTTGACTACTCTATCGCCAATTGGCGATTTGCAGGCGAGTTGTGGCAATTGTGCAGGCAAGGGCTATCAGAAACCCAGCACGACCTGTGTCACTAGCGGTCCCTATAACGACCTATATCCCACTTGGCTCAAAGGCATTGTCTATCTGCACTGGAACTCTGCTCAATCGCAAGTGCAGCAGCGCTTTGATTTAGTAACCCTGCCGTGCGGTCTGTAAATGCCGATTGGCATACCAGTTACTCTTGTTACTGCTCCCGGCAGTCTGACCGGTTATGCCGGTGGGGCATCAAGCGTAAATGATACGGCCGCGGTAAATGTTCCTGCCGGGTCGCTTATTGTTTTGTATCTTCAGAATGGAAGTGGTTCGGCAACAATCACATCAGTCACTGATAGCAACGGCAACAGCTATTCTGTCACAAATAATACGCCAGCGTCCTTCACGGGCATGGCCGTCGCTTCTACGATTACGACGGCACAACTTAATAGCGGTTCAACTTGGACTGCAACAACGAGCGGCGGTGTTTGGTTTCTATTAGCGGCATGTTATGCGACGGGTATTATATCGGCAACGCCTGATGCAGCTTCTTCGTTCGCAAATAATACGACGGGAGCGGCAACGACGACGACAGGAACGCTGGCTCAGGGTAGTGAGATCGTTCTTGGTTTTCTTGGCACTGGCGGTTCTTTTACTACTTATACCGAGTCTGCCGGGTTCACTAGCGTTACGCGATCCAATGGTGCGGGAGTAAGTCTCGCTTATGATATTGTCTCATCGAATACACCGGTCACTTTTGCGCCCACATATACATTAACGACTCAGAATTGGAGAATTTTTGCCACTGCCTTTCTGGGTCAAATTACTGTTGCTGCTACTGGTGGCGGATTTTTCACAACGGAGTGGTAAATGGCTATAACCAGTATTGGTGCAATTTACGCCACTAAGAGCAGGCTATTGCAGCGTGTCTACATTCCGCATGATGATGACAGCGAGATTGAACAACAACATCGTCATCCCGGTGAAACTTTGCTGCGGGTGCCAATAGAAACCTACCGCAGTGGGGGCGCGCCCGCCGTGCAGGCTTTAATTGGCACGCCAGCACACGACGGGCGCTGTATAGTTCGTCACAAAATTACCGGTGAGATTTTGGATCGGATCATTGCGGACCCTGATATTTATCGCCATCCGGAAGGCCATCACGTTGTTCTGGATCGCTAGATGGGCCAGACGGTATTCACTGCGTCGAATGCTGCATGGCCAACACCGAGTGATTGGAACAACGCCAACAATTTCATCGAAGGCATAGCGGGCGGCGGCGGCGGCCAAGATGATAGTGGGGGCAATGGCGGCGGTGGTGGTGGTGGTGCCTATGGCAAGGCTGTCAATCAAACTCTTGCGGCAGGAAATTGTAACGTCACGGTAGGGGCGGCTGGAGGAGCTGGTACTGGTACTGGTAACGCTAGCGCTGGCGGTGCCACAAGTTTTAAAAATCCCGCCGCTACAACGCTCATGTCCGCCAATGGTGGCGGCGTTGACACTGGCGCTGGTGGCGCTGGTGGCACGACGGGCACTGGCTCAACTGTATTTGCGGGCGGCGCGGGCGTATTCAACAGCACACATAGTTCTGGCGGCGCAGGCGGCGGAGCGGGCGGCCCAAATGGCACGGGCGGCGGTGGCGGCACTGGCGCGAGCGGTACGGCTAGCGGTGCTGGCGGTGGCGGTGCTGGTGGTGGTACAGGCGGCGGTGCTGGTACAACGGGTGTCAGTGTCGGTGGCGCGGGTGGCAACAACCACGCTGGCAGCGGCAGCGGCGCAGGCGGCTCTTCGGCTGGTGGTGCCGGTGGTGCTGGTACGGGCGGCGGCGGTGGTGGCGGCGGCGGCGAGTCTGGCGGGGCGTCAGGCGCTGGTGGCGCTGGATCGACTGAGGACGGCACAACTTATACGCCATCGTGGACGTCATCCACCAATGGTTCCGGCAGCGGTGGAGGAGGACCAGCGGGTGGGGCCGGTACGGAACATGCGGGATCAACAGGTGGGAATTATGGTGGTGGCGGCTCTGGAGGAAGCTTCGTCTCAGCAGGCGCCAATGGCGGCGCGGGCGGCGCGGGCATTGTTGTCGTCACTTGGACGCCAGGAGCCGTTGTTGGCCCGGTTTATTTAACTGCAACCGGTTTCGTTGAAAGTGAGTTCTGATCATGGCAAAAACGTCATACTATAGTACTGTCCCGCGTGTACCACCTAAGAAGATAGCGGACAAGAACCCTATTGGCAGCGTTACGTTTGGCGCTGGCCCGCCCAAGATGGTACCAGAGAAACCCGGGACCATCAGGGGTTTGGGTGAGAAGCCGCAGCCGCATCATTATGGTCATGGTGTTCATGCCCGTCATGGTCATTTGCGTGTCTCCTTGCATCCTCATGCCCATCAGGTAGGCTTGAAAACGCCCCATGTGGCCAAACCACCACCCGCTGGCCATCCGCGCAAGCCGCATGGGCTGAAAATACCAAAGTTGCCTGAATGAAGGATGTCTGTCCGCACTGTGGGCAGCCGTTACCCCCTAAACTGCATATGACCGGTAGAGAGAGGCGAAAATTGGTTGAAATTTTGGTACGCAGGCCTGATGGCATCACGCGGCAGGATCTTGCGGATTTGGTTTATGCTGACGACCCTGATGGCGGCCCTGACAACACTTTTGCAATTTGCCAGTTAGTATATCAAGCGCGGCTGCGACTGATCCCACAAGGTTATACCATTGTGTCAAACCGTGGCCCCGGTGCACGTTACCGGCTGATCAAAAAAGGGACTTAAATTGTCAACATGCCATGATTGCCCAGATGTGCCGCACGGTGTCAGCAGGCACCTGATTGAGAAGTATATGCGTGATCATCAGCTCCTAAGGCTGGTGCACCGGGTTAGGAAGTTAGACCATGAACATGATTTGCCTTATTTGGCTGGCTACAGTACCGATGGGCAAACTATATACATTGACAGACATCTACCAAAAACCTTGCATACAGAGCATGACGGCAGACATCATACCTTTGACCCTGTACCGTTCCTACAAATTCATGAAAGTTGGGAAAAAGCTTTGATTGATCATTTTGGCTGGAAGTATGGCCCGGCGCATCAGGTAGCTACAGCCATTGAACACCGCGCGGTTCTTGGCCATGGCATCCCAATTCATGTTTATGACGGCAAAGGCTCAGAACTATACAAATATATCAAGGCTGATGAGCATGAGAAGCTTAAGAAGGTTCCTAAAGACCTTGATTTAACGCCCTACCATACTGATCACCGTTTGCTTAATAAACTTGTCAATGCCATGGGACGTGCGCATGAAAAGCATCAAAGTTGAGGCGCTGAGGAAGCGCCTGCCACACCCCCATGCTGATGGCGTTTGGGCACGCAAGGAGAACCTTACCCCTGAACAGAATGGCCGCCGCCTGACCGGCCTGTTCAAAACTTGGGATGTGTGGGAACGTAAGCACAGAGGTGAAAACATCATGTCAACCAAAGAAAATGAACGACGTAGGTTCCGCAGGCGGCTGCGCCTCAAGGAAGGCGTGGCGCTTCAGGCCCGTGAAGTGCAGGAAGTTGCCCGCAAATACGCCAGGGCTACCATGGAAATGATTGCTGAAATAGCTGGCAATCCTACGGAACGGGCCGCTGACCGTATAGCCGCAGGCAACGTGCTGCTTGACCGTGCCTATGGCAAAGCTAATCAAACCAACACCAACGTACACGTGGACAACAATGGCAGGCTTACCGAAATCAGCTCAGGCGAACTCACAACGCGAATTGAAGAAACTATTAGGGCAATTGAAATCACAACAAAACGAACTGTCAAAAAGGAAGAGAGCGGAAAGCAGCTTGTTGACTTACGCAAGCGTGATGACGATACCGGGGGCTCCACATTCCATTGACCTTGATGATGACAAGGAGAACTTCCTGCCCATCCTCACGGCTTTTGGGGCGCATCACCTGCTATGGCTGGAATGTTTGCAGAAGGTTGAAGATGGAGAGATCAAGCGGCTTATGGGCCTTATGCCCCCCGGGAGTGCCAAATCCACCTATTCCAGCGTGGTATTTCCTACGCACTTCCTTGGAAGGTTCCCTGAGACGTCCATCATCGTGGCGTCATATGCCAGTGACCTACCCAAAAAGTTTGGCAGACGCGCACGTGCCATGGTGCAACAACCCCTGTACAAACGCATCTTTAATACGGAGCTGAGCGCTGAATCTTCAGCCGTTGATGAATGGGCCTTGATGAACGGCAGTGAGTGGAAGGCAGCGGGCATCCTGACCGGCATTACCGGTCACCGTGTTGATGGCATTGTATGGGATGATTTGATCAAGGGCCGTGAGCAGGCTGACAGTGATATTATCAGGCAAAAGACTTGGGAGGCTTATATTGATGACCTGCAAACCCGCCGTAAGCCTACCTCATGGGAAGTTGGCATCACTACGCGCTGGCATGAGGATGATATAGCGGGGCGGATTTTGCCCCTGAACTATGAAGGTGAGAGCGGTTGGATCAAGGGGCAAGATGGCAATGATTGGTATGTATTATGCCTACCTGCTGAATGTGACCGTCTTGATGACCCTTTGGGGCGTAAGATTGGTGACATCCTTTGGCCTGAATGGTTCACCAAGGAGTTCTTTGCACCTTATAAGCGCCAGGCCAGAACTTGGTCAGCGCTCTACCAGCAAAAGCCAGCGCCGGAGACTGGGACCTACTTTGAGGCTGATTGGCTGAGGCCTGTTGGAAGCCTACCGGACCGTGACACGCTCAGCGTGTACGGGGCCAGCGACTACGCCGTGGCGGCGGATGGCAATGATTATACTGTACATATTGTGGTGGGACTTGATCCGCGCAATCACATTTACGTGCTTGATATATGGCGCGCTCAGGCTAGCTCAGAGCGTTGGATTGAGTCCCTGTGTGATTTAATTGAAAAGTGGAAGCCGCTAGGGTGGGCTGAAGAGACTGGTCAAATACGCGCCGGTATAGGGCCATTCCTTGATAAGCGCCTGCGTGAGCGGCAATTGTGGGTAGTCAGGGCTACCTTCCCCAGCCGGGGTGATAAGGCAGTGCGGGCGCAGTCAATCAGGGGCCGTATGGCCATGGATGGCCTTTGGGTCCCAACCAGCGCCCCATGGTACCCTGAGTTCAAGAAAGAACTGATGGCATTCCCCGCAGGCAGGCGTGATGACCAAGTTGACGCTTTGGGCCTTATTGGCCAGGTACTGGATAAGATGGTCGCTGGTACTAGGGTTGAGAAGGAACCTGAAAACATCAAAATCATCTCAACTGACGCAAAAACCTGCACCGTGACCCTTGAAGACCTATGGAACAATGAAGATCAGAAGCTGCGCAGATGGGGTCATCGACCGCTTAGGATTCAATAATGGCTAAGAGAGAACTTGACAAGCTTGCTGGCCGTAACGGTGGCCTGGAAGGACGCCGCCTGGCCAAGCATTGGATGACGCAAATAGACCAACTGCGTGACAACAGTGAGTACAAGCGCTGGGCCAAGCGGGGAGATACTATTGAAAAGCGCTACCGTGATGAGCGCAACCGCGTTGATGAAGAGGGTCAGCGCCGTTACAATTCATTGTGGTCAAATACTGAAATTTTGCGCCCCGCTTTGTATGGCCGCCAGCCGTTGCCGGTGGTGGAGCGGCGCTTCCGTGACCGTGACCCCATAGGCCGCAACGCCGCCTCCATGCTTGAGCGGGCGCTGCGCAATGAAATTGAAATCAATGGCTTTCATGAAGCCATGTTGCAGGCAGTGGATGATTACCTGTTGCCGGGGCGCGGTACGTTGTGGATCCGCTATGAGCCTGAGATTGAAGAAGGTACATCTTTGCCGCCTGAAGTTCAGACTGACATGCGGGATACCTATGGCAGGCTGAATGCTGACGAGCAAAATGAAGTAACCGGTACTGATACCAGCCCGCCCGGTGAGCGCCGTAAGCGTGACCGGCTGCACCTCAATGAACCTGAGGAACCTTCGGCTGAGGAGGAAAAATTACGTGAAACCGGTGACCGTATTGTCAGGGAATCAGTGCCAATTGATTATGTACCGTGGCAGGACTTTTTCACTCTGCCAATCCGTTGCCGTGTTTGGAAGGAAGTGACCACGGTAGCCAAGCGGCACTACATGAGCCGTGACCAAATGCGCAGGCGCTTTGGCAAGGAGATTGCTGACAAAATACCGCTGATCAAGGATGACCGTGGGCAACGGGTGCAATATACCACGCCGTTGCAGGCGCTGGATGATGATAAGGGCCAGGTTTTTGAAGTGTGGAACCGCCTTGATACGACGGTTTATTGGGTGGGCCATGGTTATGAATATTTGATGGACCGTGAAGAGGATCCTTTAAAGCTTGAGAACTTCTTTCCGTGCCCCCGGCCGCTTTACGCCAACCCCACCAATACCACTTTGGTTCCTGTGCCTGATTACATTCAGTATCAGGACCAGGCCATTCAAATTGATGAGTTGACGCAGCGCATAGCCATGCTGACGCGGGCCTGCAAGATTGCAGGCGTGTACAACGCCGCAGCCAAGGCAATGTCACGGCTGTTCAATGAGAGTGTTGAGAATGAGCTTATCCCTGTTGATGATTGGGCGGCCTTTGGCAAGGAAGGTGGGGGCATTGAGGGTAATTGGTCCCTCATGCCGGTGCAGGAAATCATTGCCGTCG